ATTCTTCCGGCGCCGGCACCAGGGTGGCGCGGGTGGGGATTTGCAGAATGCCAATGGCATCTCGCTTGCCGGCCCAGGTGAAGTTGTAGCGCTCTTTGCCGCTGGCCAGGTCTTCACCCAGGGCGGCCTTGAGCTTTTCCAGGTCAATTTTTCCTTCAGTAAAAGCCTCGGGAAATGTGGATTTGAGGATCTCTAATCGATCTTGATTGGGAATTTCGCTGGTGGTGGGGATGGTAGATTTGGTCATGATGATTTTGTGGTTTTAGAAAGAGTGACAATAATCCCCGATTGGGGAATTTGAAAGAAAGTTGAAGTGATTAGATGGTTACTAATATGTATTAAGTTCTCTGCTTGCTGATTCGATTCTTATCAACTTCGGAAATCTATTGGCCCAAATACACCCATTCTCCACAATCAGCATTCAGCTCCACTTGAAAAGCACTTGGATTTATGTACATGGTTCCGCCAGCCATTCCAAAATGGTTTTTAATAATATCCCCGGTTTTAGTGTTGATAGACCAATAACAACCATCAGAAGCACCTTGGGAACGCCATATTCCAGGCGCAATATCAATGCCCACAAGATAAAAGCCGGGACCTTTATTTGTCTGAAGTGGATTTAGCGTAGAAGTTGCCGTAGCTGTAATTGTTGGTGTGTATTCAGGAGTCGGAGTCTCGGTAGGGGTAACTATAACAGTCTGTATTACAGCTGTTAATGTGGGATAAGCGGTAGATGTCGGATAAGGTGTGAAGGTTGAATATGGAGTATTCGTAGGAATAGGTGTGTAAGCCGCAATTGTTTGAGAGACAATTTCCTGAAGCTGTTCTTCAGAAGGCGCGCAAGCTGAAAAAAGGATTGATAACGCTATAGAAAATATCAATGCATAGGACTTTTTCATTTTTTCCTCCCTGTTGTCTTATCTGTACATAATGAACGCAAATGACACCCCACCTCCGAAAGCAGCCGGAATAGCAATGGGATGGGTTGGCATTATCGTCAACAGCCCAAAAGCTATCAATGAAGCGCATAGCGAAAAAGCTACAGGCTTTGGCATGCACTGTAGGATACTCAGTATCCCCTCTAATTTCTGACGTTTTTCAAAGTACCAGGTCAATCTATTGATGATTGATCGATCAAACTTGCTGAGCTGCCGGAGCTGCATTGCTCGACGATGATGAGTGCTTCTCATTTGCAAAAATTCCCCGCCTGGCAAGCATTGCTTGGATTAAGTCATCAATAATCTGTTGATCTTCCGCTGGGAGTTTGGATATACGGTAAGCTAATTGTTCGATTTCTTCGTCTTCTCCCCTACTCTTTATCCCAACAACTCTTCTAAACACATCCTCGGGTGGCAGATTTAATACTCGGGCGATTTCTACAATCGTATCACTGCCTGGAGTTTGCTCCCCATTCGTGATTCTAGTTATATGAGAAGCAGATAAGCCAGACTGTTTCGCAAACTCGGCTTTTGTAAGGCCGCGTTTTTCGATTTCAGAGGTTAGCCATTCTGGAAATCCAATTTTATCCATAAGCAACCTAATATTACTTTAAGGGAATTTCCTTATGGGAAATAAAAAATTCCTTATTGACAATAAATAAATAATGTGAAATAATTCCCTATAAGCAATAAAAAATACCTTATAAGCAATAAAGTGAAGGCGCAAAATGAAAATCCACTTCTACCGGAGTTATCAAGCTCCACACTGGAAAAATGCAACTTACCTCCATTGGTTTACCAGGGCAAAGTATGTAATTCACAGTTTTACAGCTTCCTTCAAAGTAGGGCGGTATGCCTACCAAATGGTGATTGAATGGCAAAATCTCAGCCCCCAGGCGCGCTACTAGGAGTAATGACCAATGAATCCAGAAGAGGAAATTCGAAAAGCAGCGAAAAATGAAGTCGTTTTTCAACTGGCGAAGCAGATTAATGCCAGGCGATATCTCTCGGATGTATTTGTAACAAATTGCCCATTCTGCAATGAAGAAAACAATCGGCTCATATTTAATGTGCGTGGCTATCACTGCATGAGCTGCAAAGCGGATGGGGAAATTGAAGAATTGATTGAAAGATACCAGAAACACAATTTGAACAAGCATTTTTAGAAAGGAGTAGTCCAACATGCCCAACGTCATGAGCACATTCTCACTGGATCTGGAAACGATCCACAGGCTGGACCGCATTGCCGAAGCGATGCAAGCGGGCAAAAGCGAAACCATCCGCAAGCTGGTTGAAGAAAAGTTTGAACAGCTGCAGGCTGATGGAGAAGTCGAATTAACTGCTTCGGTGACCCCTGCCAATCTAAATGAGGTGGGGCGATGAACACAATCAAAACCACCAATCAGTTTGTAACCGTTCCAACTGTACTGGGAGAGGTTGATCTCAGTGAGATTAATTATCGCCAGGGTGGTCCCAGCCGTGCCCAGCAGTGCCGAAATATGCTGGAAATACTGAAGCCTCAAAAAGCGACCATTTTTGAAATGCGGGATAAGAAGGAAGCTGAGGACTATCGTTCCATGCTTTACACCATGGCAATTCTCAAATTCAGTGAATCTGGCCGGATTGCTACCCGGATAGTAGATAACCTGCTGTACGTCTGGCTGACCTGATTTCATACCTAAACCATAGCAGAAAGGAGGTGGGTAGTCTCAAAAGGAAAGTAAATCGGCAGTTATCCGGCAGTTAAACGGCACTTTTACAACTGAATAGGGAAGGAAGGGGTGTAGAGATGACAAAGCGTCTGAGATGGCCAAACACGGCTGAACACGCCAGACAGGCAGCGCTAGGCGATGCGAATCGGGGTCTAATCGCCCTCTCTACGGTCATACATGGCAAATGCGCCGGACGTTCCGAAGAAATGCGGCAGGTGGCGATTGCAAATGATTGCCTGCACCGGATCAGATTTGAACTTGAAGCAGTTGGGCCTGGAAAAGAGAAAACCCAGGCTGAGGGGGGCAGCCGGGGCTTTCTACAAGAGGTGGCACAAGCCACTCACAAATTGTAACAGAACAAGAGGTGATTATGCAAGCAAAAACACGAAGTTTAATTCTTTCCATCTCGCTGGTGCTCTCGTTATTCATTGGAGCATGCGGCGCAATCAGCAGCGCGGCACCCGCTGGCACCCTGGGAGCTGCAGAAACGATTGATGGAATGCGCATGGTGGTGGCCAATGAAGCCGGAACGTTTCTGATGCAGAAAGGGGAAGTTTTCTTAATGGCCTGGCCAAGGGGCACCAACTATGCCATGACCGTACTAAGCCAAAACGGTGCTTCAGATGCGCTGAATGGCATGCGCGTGAATGCTGTAAGCCTGACCGAAACGGTGAAAGCCTTGGAAGCTGATGGGTGGAAATACATCACCCCAGCCGCACTGCCAAAGGCAATTACTGAAGCACTGGCTGCCTATTCTGTTGAAATGGCAGTCACAGCCTTGAAAGGGCTGCCTACTGTGTTTATTCTTCCAGTGGTCATGGTTACTCCAGACTTTCTGGTACCAGAGGTGGTGATTCAATGATTGGAAATTTTCCGCTCCGAATTCTGCTGCTGATTTGGTGGCTTCAGCGAAAGTATGTGATTGGGATAAAGCCCCTCAATATTGAGAAGCGCTTACGGATGCTGAATGAAATTTATTACAGCCTGCCTGTAGTGCAACTAAATGATAGGCTTGGCTGCAGATGTGTTGAGATGATCATCACCTGGATTGATCGTGAAAGACAAAGCCTTATCGAACTGCAAAGCCTGGGTGTACAGGCGAGCGGTGTGATCAAACAATAATTTGAAGGAGAAACCGAAATGACTTTTCCAAATAACCAAACAGTAACACAACCCGATCCCTGGGATATCGCCGATAATCCGCCAGTGAATCATGGTGAGTATTGGGGCCAAGTTGAAATCGCGCTCTGGTACTGTGTTTTGCAAAAGGGTGTGGGCAAAGTGCCTTTTGACCCGCAGCAGCATTCGGCAGACCAGCGCCGTACTTCTGTTGAAATTAAGATCTTCCCGATCCCTGAGCAGAACGTGAGCTTCGATATCAAGCGGGACTTGATCGCAGAAAGCCGTGAATGGGCCGGCACCGTGCTGAAATCAATTAAAGCACTTGGGCTGAGCGCAAAAGAGATCAATGGCCGTTATGTGCGCGTGAAGCTGGCCAGCACCGGTCAGACGTACACCAACGGTAATGGCGAAGAGCGCGAGCGGACCACCTTTGAATTTGTAAAGGCCTTTGCCAGTGAAGATGAATGCAAAGCAGATTTTCTCAGTGGGGGTGCCGCCCCAGCGAATACTCAGCCGCCAGCTGCCCCTCATAATTCAGCGCAGGGCACGAATGGCAATGGTCACAGCAATGGAAATGGAAATCAGGAAAAGCAAACAGCTTTGAACTTCTTGCGCATTTACGTTCAAAATGCGGCCCGCGGCCAGACTGACTTGAATGTGATTCGCAATTCCCTGGCCGCCAATATTTCCACTCAACCGCTGCTGGCAAAGTACTTCACTGTGGACAGCCCTGAAACCATGCAGTTACTGGCAGAGGAAATGACAAAATGACCACCACGAAAGTATATCCATTTGAGACTGTTGAGGAACAACGAGCGCGCATCGAGTACGAGGATGCTTTAATTTCTGCCTATGTGCCGGAGTCTGACACAATGACCCGAGAAGAAGCCCTTGTGCTTGCGAATGAGCGGGATCTGGAAGCCGCTATGGCTTTGCGAGAAGATGTGATCACGCTTGAAAACCTGGAAATCGCGGTCAGTCGTTCCCGATCCTAATCACCAGTTGCTTTGGCAGTGCTCCCCTCACATGCCAACCCGGACAGAGTAACCGGGCTTTGAAATTTCCTTCGAATGAGGCGGCGGCGTAGTGGGAACACGCGAGGCGAAACGCGCACTAAATAAGTAACGCCTAGACTATGGTTCGAGTCCATACCGCCTCACAGATAGCGGGTGCAGCCATTCGCTCGACATCAATCGGTTAGTGGTAGGTTGGGTGCGGGAATCGCAGCGGTGCTCCTCCACACTGCAACAGAGGTTCGAGGCCTCTGTGCCCAATTTGCGAACTTCTGGGGCTTGCTGGCCCAACAGCACAGAAGGGCAGCCCGTAAGCGCTGGGTAACGGGAAAAAGTAATCAAACCAGCCCGAAAATTGAATAGCGCCCCATTTTTGGATGTATGCAGCGGAGAAATCCGGTCTGTTGGCAAGCGTAGCGAATGGCATGGGGCGCATTCTGGGATTTGCATTGGCAGGTGTTCCCCCCGCACCTGGCAACGGGCATAGCGGGTTCGATCCCCGCAAATCCCTCTGCCATATTGACCATTCCCTTCCTTCAGGGGCCCGGTTAAATGAACCCCGACATTTGCCGGGCCCCGCTAATCTAAATGAGGTTTGTATATGAGCATAACAGCAGTCATGATTGATTCAAGAGAGCCCGAATGGGTGAAGAATTTGCAGTTCAATAACGCGCCTGCAGCAGTGACTTTTCTGGAAAGCGGTGATGCGTGGGTGGCGTGTGATGATGGTATTACGCTGATTATAGAACGAAAAAGCCCAGATGATTTTTTGAATTCACTCAGGCAAGAACGTTTGATGGTCCAGATTGCAAACCTGGCTGAATATCGAAAAACACATGGATTTTGGCCTTACCTGGTTATCACTGATGAAATCATCCGCGGTGCGAATGGAAAAGCGATAACAAACCGGGGAGAAACCGGCTGGAGCTGGAATGCAGTTCAGGGGGCTTTGCTGACCGTGCAGGAAGCGGGTGTGTTTGTCCAATTCTGTGCAGGAGATGCGGATTATGGTCCATGTTTGACACGTCTGGCCAGCCGAAAACGAGACCCAAAAATGCTGGTAATGCCAGCCCGCGAAGCGCGTTTATTAGGCAATCAAGCGGCTTTCATAGCAGGTCTTCCAGGGATAGGTCTGGAAAAAGTACAAACGGTGATGCAGTACTGTGGTACTCCAGCATGGGCATTGGTAGCGTTGACGGATGCTACTTCACAAATTCCCGGTATTGGAAATGGTATTAAGCGCGGAGTACGCTGGACTTTGGGATTGAAAGAGTCTGAACAGATTGGGGTTGTATTGGGCGAAAACCACCAGGAAGAATTGGCCATTTTGAACTTAGGAGAACAATAACAATGGAACTTTCTATTCAGGAAAAGCAAAATTCGTTTGCCCTGGCACCTGTAGAACGGGCAATTACTCCAGGTATCTGGAAGATGATCAATGAAATGGCGCCGGTAATGTATCGCAGCCGTCTGTTTGAGGTAACCAGCCCGGAAGCGGCAGCTGCCATCATGCTGAAGGGCTTTGAAATGGGACTTTCGATCACGGCCAGCTTTGAGCTGATTCAGGTTGTGCAGGGAAAACCAGGTCTCAGCCCGCGGGGAGCGCTGGCCATGCTGCTCAACAGCCCGAAAATCAAGAAAATTGAAATCAAAGAGTTGACGAAAAATGGTCAATATATTGGGCACTCCTGTTACATGCAGCGCGATAACGGATTTGAGTATTCTGTCAGTTTCACAATTGAAGATGCGAGAAACGCAGGATTGATCAAGCCACAAAGCGGTTGGGAACATTACCCCAAAAATATGTGCCAATGGCGCGCAGTAGGCTTTACAGCAGACGTGGTAGCGCCGGATATTGTAGCTGGTATGACTTCCATCATGAAAATGCCTGAAGAATTTGGGCTTGCGCTGACAGAAGATGGTGACATTATCGATTTGAAAAGCAAGCCTACGATCGAACAAAGCCAGACTCAGAGCGTTCAGGCGGAAGCTAATATTCCGAGCCTGGATGAATTAGTGGCTCAGTATGGCGCGGAAGCTGTTATGGTTGCCAATGAGGGGGCCATTCCAAGGACCAATGAAGAGCTTGTCAAAGCTGCAGAAAAATTGGCTGGGGGTGTTCAATGATCGAGCACCTTTCCTATTCCAGTATCTCAACTTATCTGACTTGTGCGGCTAGCTGGAAGTTTCGCTACCTGGATAAGGTGAATACGCCAACCAGCACCGCATTGATCTTTGGATCTGCATTTCATAACACTGTAGAAGGGTATTTGGCAGAAATCGCCAATGGTGGAAAGCCGGATTTGATGGAAATCTGGCAGGAAAAATGGCGTGAGCAGAGCACTGAAAAAAATGAAAAAGGTGAACTCATTACCCGCGAAGATGTGGACTGGGGAGCTGATACACCTGAAAGCCTTTGCAATGATGGTATTCGGCTGCTTTCCCATGATGATATTCACACAGGCATACTCAGCATCATGCCAGGTGTGGATTCGAGCGGGGTAAAGATTGAACGCAAAGTCACTCTGCAGGTGCCTGGTGTGCCGGTCCCGATAATTGGCTTTATTGATATCGTCACAACTGATGGGATTCCGGGGGATTTTAAAACGAGCAGTCGGAGCTGGTCACCGGAGAAAGCATTGGGCGAAACGCAGCCATTATTCTACCTGGCAGCTCTCAATCAAGCGGGGACTCAAACACCCGGTTGGAAATTCAGGCATTTTGTATTCGTGAAAACGAAAAAGCCTCAGTTTCAGGTATTGGAACATGTTCATACTCCAGGCCAGATGATGTGGCTGTTTTCAATGATTCAGAAGGTCTGGAAGGGAATAGATGCGGGGATTTTCCCAGAGAACCCAACCGGGTGGAAGTGTGACCCGCAGTATTGTGAGTATTGGCATTTATGCAGGGGTAAGTTTTGATATTTCGCATGACCAAGAGGTGGTAAATGTTGTTTGAAGAATGGAAAGCTGAAAAAGAAAAGGAATTCACAACCAGAACTGGGGAACCGCTGCCGGTTTGCATTCGCCTGATGATTTCGTATTACAAGCGAACTGAAGGTAAGATTTGTGGGCATTGTGCCCATTTCTCTCAACCCCAAAAAGGACGTACTTATATCTGCAGAAAAGAAATCAATCCTGGCAGGGCGAGACAGAAATTCAGCCCATGGGAAGCTGATTTCCCGGCTTGTGGTTTGTTCAAAAAGGAGGATGAATGAATCAGTGCACAGTTGTGAATGATAGTGGTGTGTTGGCCTTTTATAGCCCATTTAACCCGGCGCTGGTCAATGATCTGAAGATCAGGATCCCAGCCACTGACCGGCGCTGGGATAATCAGAAACGATGCTGGTTGATTGCTCCCCAACATGGTCAGACGCTGGCACACCTGGCGGCACATTATTTCAATGATCAGATACCCGTTCTGCAGGTACAAGAATTTCAACCAACAATTGACTTGAAGTTGATTGAAGTGAGATATATTGGCCAGTGTAAAACTCGCGAGGATGGAAGCAGTTCTGCATTTGGTTTGGTTGGGGAACAGTGGTCAGTAGTTTTTCCCGAGGAAGCATTAAGAACCTGGTTTGAAGCGGGTCCACCCCAACCTGACCAGCAGATCTCATTGTTTGCAGTACTCGGAGTAAAGCAAAACGCTACCCAGGAGGAAATCAAGACCGGTTTCAGACGTGTGGCCAGGCAGTGGCATCCGGATATCTGTAAAGAGCCTGATGCGGCTGATCAATTCATGCGCATTCAATCTGCTTATGAGATTCTGAATGATCCTATTAAGCGGCAGAAGTATGAAGCTGGTTTGGCTCTTCAGGCAACACTGATTGCAAACAAAACAGATCAATCCTATCAACTAATGCATAGAAATTACCGGTCGCCTTTGCGCTGTGGTCATATTCTGGTTGAAGGCAGCGAAGTCTTGGGACGTTTCACAGTTTCAAAAATTATCCACTGGGAAGATATTGTCAATGAGTATGGCCAGACGCTTGTAGTTTCATGGTCAGCCGGCTCTGATCATCCAGTGGAGTCTTGGATATAGGTGAAAAGATGAACCAAAGAAAGATTATGAAAACATTCCGAATGTGCACACCAACTGAACGTAGGGAACTACTACAGCCACTTGTGGAAAAAGCGCCAGAAGAGATTTGGGAGATTGCCCGGGATTTGAGAAATGAGCTGAGGATAATATACCCTTACACGATGGTCAGTGAGAAATCTATTGTTGAAATGCTGACGCTTATGGGCTTGCATTTGGCGGCTGGCACGTTACCAACTCAGAAAGAGAGGATTTGATGACTATAGTACAAGGTTCGCTGAGCTCAATTGCTAAGCAAAACCAGATCTCTATTGCCGAGAGTTTTATTAATGCGGACTGCATCTGCATCGTAGATACTTCTGGATCCATGGAAGATAAGGATAGCCGTGGTGGCTTGAGCCGGTATGAGATTGCCTGCCAGGAACTTTCTCAACTTCAGAAAAACCTACCTGGAAAAATCGCAGTGATTTCATTCAGTTCAGCGGTGCAATTCTGCCCAAATGGAGTTCCGGTTTTTCTGGGCGCAACTACAGACCTGGCCAAAGCACTCAATTTTGTCAAAGTAGCGGATGTGCCAGAAATGCGTTTCATCGTAATCAGTGACGGACAACCCGATTCAGAGAAGGAATCATTGCAGGTTGCAGCGACTTTTAAAAATAAGATCGATGTAATCTATGTTGGTCCGGAAGATCGCCCACATGGGCGTGAATTCTTGCAAAATCTGGCCGCGGTAACTGGTGGCAAGTCAGTTACGGTTGATCGAGCAAAAGAGCTGCGGGCTGGAATCATGGGCCTGCTTCGTGCCGGTTAGCGATCCTTAAGCGAGGGGACCACATGACAACCAGCACTACAATGAATCTATTTAAAACACTGCTCAATGCTGGCGTGGCGCCCACGGACGCGGAAGAACTGGAGAAGCACTTTGAGGGGGAACCGGATTTTCTGGAAGGGCTTGAGCAAATTGCCCAGATTATGGCACTTAAGGAACTTCCAGGAATGGTTCCCCCAACCGGCGAACCCTGGCGGTCAATCCATGAGAATATGTCACAGGATATGGCCAACGGGGAAGACGCGGACACTGCCTGGCGCAACGCAATTGCTAAATTTGACCCTGCTGTGGCAATCGCCATAACGGGGGCCCTTAACCTGCGAATGAAGGTCATCCTTGACTTTGAACAGCAGAAGGGCAAGAAAAAGCGGGTTAAAACCATTGAGTATGTAAAAGTGCTTCAGCACCAGCTTGGATATGATTTCAAGTTGAATGAATGCACTGACAATATTGAGGTAAACGGAAGTCCAATCCATGATCACCTGGCAGCCCAGATTCGAAGCCAGATGAGAGATTTGGGGTTTGAACGTTCTCAAGTTATCGAAGATGCTTATGTTTCTTTGGCTTTCCAACAGCGATATCATCCTGTGCGGCAGTACTTGACCAGCTTGAATTATGATGGCGGGAATTACATCGCTGAGCTTGCTTCCTTCTTTAAGGATAAGTATGGCATGTTTCCGGTTTGGTTGAGAAAATGGCTGATAGGTTCCTGCGCCAAAGTATTCGAGGCAGAGCAAAACCCTATGTTGGTTCTGGATGGCCGCCAGGGGATTGGCAAAAGTGAATTTGTGAAATGGCTGGCAAAGCCGCTCCAGGATTATTTCATAGAGGCGCCCATCAATACAGAAGATAAGGATTCTGATATTCGGTTATTCAGTTATTGGATCTGGGAAGTAAGTGAGTTGGGCGCCACAACCAGGCGCGCAGATTACGAAGCATTGAAAGCTTTCCTGACCAAGCGTAAGGTAACCGTCAGAAAGCCTTACGGCCATTATGATATCAATAAACCTGCTATGGCTAGCTTTATTGGCACAGTCAACAATAGCAGTGGAATTCTAAATGACCCTACAGGTAGCAGGCGTTTTCACATTTCACACCTGGAAGGTATCAATTGGGATTATACAAGCATTGAGCCAGATTTGGTTTGGGCTGAGGCTATGGCTGCATACTTGGCTAGAGAAAGCTGGCAACTCACCAAAGATGAAGAGAATCGCGCTCAGGAAATTAATGAGGAATATGAAATCACTGATCCAGTAGAAGATTTGATTCGAAAGCACTTCAAAATTCAAGTTGGCAATCAGACCTGGTGGATGCCCACAGCCGATATTCTTTCTATCTTGGAAGATCCATTTGCAGGTGGATTGAAAGGGAATACCCGGAGTAATGCCATGGCGCTGGCGGGTGCTATGAAAAAGATTGGTTTAGAAAAGAAAAAGCAGCGAAACTCCAATGGTCAGCCGGTTTGGGGCTATGTTGGTATTGCTTATGGGCCATAAAAGTGGCTAGGTTGGAACAGGTTGGATACAAGGTTGGAACGAGGTTGGAACACGAAACGGACTACTTAATATATGAAGAAAGCTATTCGTAAAAAAGACCACTTAATCGGTTGTTCCAACCGTTCCAACCTAAAAACCAACAAACACTGAAACGAATTAATTATTAACAAATCAATTTAATGGAAAAAGTCGGAACAGTTGGAACAGGTTGGAACAAAATCGGTTTTTTGGGTTTTGAAAGCGAGCTGAGAATGGAAATATTAGAAACCGCTTTACACTGGTATAAAAAAGGCATAGCAGTAATTCCAATTCAGTTTCGAGATAAGAAACCAGACAGTAGTCTATTGCCGCGAGATGAAAAGGGTAGGCCTGTTTGGGAACCGTTTCAAAAACGGCTGCCAACAGAAGATGAATTAAAAACCTGGTTTCCTTCTCGATTACGCAATATGGCAATTATAACCGGGTGGCGCGGTCTTGTTGTATTGGATTTTGATAATGCGGCTGCTTATTCTCAATGGCGTATGTGGACTACCAGAAAAGGTGGATTTACCAGGTATGCAGCAGAATCAACTTTTCAGGTTAGAACAGCCCGGGGGATTCATGTTTATATCAGATTACCTCATACTGAGTTGAATAGAAAACTAGATGGTATTGATATCAAAGCGGCAGGAGGCTACGTTTTAGCTCCACCTTCAATTCATCCCACAGGAATACAATATCAGGCTGTTGATGAAAAAGCACAAATCGTTTTAGTGGATGCGCTTTCAGATATTTTGCCTGCGAAACTGCTAGAAAAACATACTGAGTTACCAGAGGATGTGGTGACATTGCCTGGAAGAGCTCATGTTCCGCAACCATCAGATGATCTTTGGGAAACGGTCAACCATGGTCCTGATCCGGAGAGGGCATTAGTCGATCAAATTAGAGAAAAGTTTGACATTCTCAGTTTCTTCCCAAACGCAGAAAAAACCAGTAGCAACGGGCGCTGGTATCGCAGCATGTGTCCATTCCATCAGGACAATCATCCCTCATTTTGGATTGATAGAGCACGACAAATTTGTGGTTGTTTTGCCACCTGTACACCAAAGCCATTGGATGTGATCAATCTTTATGCGCGGCTGAATGGTATCAGTAATGTTGAATCCATTTTCAGCCTTTCACGGTTGTTATGAATTGTTAGGACAGGAGATATTTATGGCGTCATTTACAGGAACCAAGAAAAAGATCTATTGCCCGAAATGCCAGCGTGTAGTGGGTGATGTAGTGATCATCGAAAACCGGGAATGGTTGAAAGTCAATGGCATTGCAGTGAATGTTATGCGCGGGGTATGCCTTGAATGTGGCGCTGAATTTCACTGGTCCATTTCAGAAAGGATGTTGTCTCAGCTGGTGGAACACGTGATTAAATTGAGAGATAGTTGACGACTAGGATATAATTATTAAAACAAATGCGGTATAGAGCTGGATCCGCCCGGCACATTGCGTAATTCTGCGCAGTGCCGGGTTTTTTGTTACTTAGGTTTGTGAATGGATAAGAATACTGAGTATCGGCTTAACTCAAAACAAAGGATGTTTCTTGAGGGTTACCTTCAAACCTGGAATGCCACCGAAGCGGCTCGGCGAGCTGGGTATAAACATCCATTGACTCAAGGTCCACGTTTGTTAACTCACCCAGAAATTGAAGCTGCACTTAAAGAGCGGATTAAGACAGCTGCCATGGAAGCGGACGAAGTTCTCGCGCGGTTGGCTGAGCAGGCAAAGCTGAACGCTGCTGAGTTCTTCATTTTTGAAGAGAATCCTCAGGGTGAACTCCAGATGAAAGATATTAACTGGGAGGTTTTTCGCAGTCGCGGGCATCTGGTCAAGCGTTTGACTTGGATTAAGGGAAGGCCGGTAGTGGAGTTTCATGATGCCCAGGCTGCTTTGATTCAATTGGGTAGAGCGCTCAAGCTGTTCACAGATGGTGTGGATATAAATATGCCGGCCGCCAATGTGCATTTCTATATTCCTGATAATGGAAGAGACAGTGTCAGTGAATCAGATCAGAATTGATTTCCGACCGCAGCCTGGCCCTCAGGAGATGTTTTTAGCTACTCCTGCAGATATTGCTATTTATGGAGGCTCTGCTGGGGGCGGAAAGACTTGGGGTTTGTTGATTGAAGCTGCCCGGCATCACAGACGACAGGGTTATGGGGCGGTGATATTCCGCCGGACTTATCCAGAGATTACAAATGAGGGTGGGTTATGGGATGAAAGTGAAAAGATTTACCCATTGCTAGGCGCTAGGCCTGTAAAAGGAGATTTGTACTGGAAATTTCCAAACGGTTCAAAAATTAGTTTTGGTCATCTGCAATTTGAGAAAGATTTGATGAATTACCAGGGCGCACAAATTGCTTTGATTGGGTATGACCAGCTGGAACACTTCACTCAGAAGATGTTCTTTTATATGCTCAGTCGTAACCGGTCAGTATGTGGCGTTCGGCCGTATATTCGGGCAACATGTAATCCGGACCCCGATTCATTTTTGGCAAATTTCCTATCCTGGTGGATTGCTGAAGATGGATATGCGGATCTTTCAAAAGCTGGAAAAATCCGTTGGTTTATTCAACCTGATGGACAAATGGTTGTCTGGGGAGATTCTCGAGAAGAACTGATTGAGAAGTATGGTGACGGTGTTGATCCTCTGAGCGTGACATTTATTCCGGCCAGTGTTTTCAATAATAAGATTCTACTGGCGAAAGATCCTGGTTATTTAGCCAAACTAAAAGCGTTGAGTTATGTTGACCGTGAAAGATTGCTGGGGGATCCCATGCGCGGGGGAAATTGGAAAGTAAAACCTACAGCTGGAAAGTTCTTCAACCGTACATGGTTCAAATTGGTCAAAGAAGTGCCGGCAAGTGGAATTGTGGTGAGACGATGGGATTTTGCCGCGACTGCAAAAGAGCTTGTTAATGACGACCCTGATTACACGGCTTCGTGCTTGATGTTGCGTTCTCAAGATGGCAGCTTCTATATTCTGGATGTGACCGCAGCCCAAATGGGACCGGCTGAGGTTGACAAGTATTTCATGAACCTAACACATCAGGATGCGGTCCGATTTAGAGAAGAAAAACGGCAGTATTTGTGCCGTTGGGAACAGGAGCCAGGTAGTGCTGGAAAACGGGAATCATTCAGGCTTACTAAATTGCTTGCTGGGATTGATGCCCATGGGATTTCATCAACCGGAGATAAGTTGGTTAGGGCAAAACCACTTGCTGCCCAAGCTGAAGCTGGAAATGTGTATTTACTTGAAGGACCATGGAATGAGATGTTTCTTTCTCACATGCATGGACAACCCGATTTGCCCCACGATGACATAATGGACAGCGCTAGTGGTGCTTTTGATGATTTGTCACGACCCATTTTGAGAATAGCGAGGAGTTACCAGGGATGAACGCGGATTTAAAGCTTGCATTCGAATCTATTATCGAGAAACAGAAAGACCACACTGAAAAGTTTAATTATTACGATGGCCAACAGCCTTTGGTTTATTTAACGTATCGCTTGCGAGAAATATTCCAGGGTTTGGATATTGAGTTTATGGATAACTGGTGTGCGGTGGTTATTGATGCTGTGAAAGAAAGAATTAACCTTTCAGGGCTAAATGTTCCAAAAGCGCACCAGAATGCAATGAATGAGATCTGGACTTTGAATGAGCTGAATTTAGAAGCAGATGAGGTACATGAATCAGCATTAGTGGCTGGCGAAGCATTTGTGATTGCCTGGCCGGATGAGAAAAAAATCCCCAGGGCATATTACAACGATCCGAGATTGTGTCACAGTTTTTATCGAAGTGATAACCCGCGAGAATTGCGCATGGCGGCAAAGATGTGGGTGGATGATAGTGGATACTACCGTTTGACACTGTATTATCCTGATCGGCTTGAATACTACGCAAGCACTCAGAAGGCGGTTCAAGTTTCAAGTTACAGGTCTTTTAAAGTAATGGAAACCCCAAGTGCAAAAAATCCTTATGGAAAAATCCCAGTTTTTCATTTCAGGCTGGAGCGGCGCGGTCGGAAGAGTGACTTAACTAGCGTCATACCATTGCAAAGGGGAGTGAACAAATTGCTTAATGACATGATGGTAGCTGCTGAGTACGGTGCATTTAAACAGCGATATGTGATCAGCCAGGTGGATGATCTTTCACAGTTAAAGAATGCGCCCAATGAAGTATGGAGTATTCCAGGATCAGATGGCATCGGGCAGGGAACCGAGGTGGGAGAATTCGGTATTACACCTCTGCAGAATTACATTGAAGCTATTGATAAACTCGCCGGCGATATGGGACGAATTACCCGGACTCCAAAGCACTATTTCTACCACCAGGGTGGAGATCCAAGTGGCGAGGCATTGATTGCTCAAGAAGCGCCACTTAATAAGAAAGCTCAGGACCGGATTGAAAAATTCAGTTCAGTTTGGCGACGGCTAGGCTCTTTCTTGTTGGAGTTGAAGGGGATCAATGTAAACCCAATGGAAATAACCCCGGTGTGGGATCCGGTCGAGACGGTACAACCCAGAACGCAAGCGGAGATTCGATTGTTTGACAGGCAATCTGGAATTCCCTTGATCACTATACTGCGTCGGGCTGGCTGGTCTCAGGCTGAAATTGATCAAATGCTTCAAGAAGCAGAATCGGATGTTGAAGGGCTTGGTGAGAAGATACTGAGCGCATTTGATAAAGGTAAGTAATTCGTGTAGGCAATTATGACAGATTACGAAGGCGATCTTTACGCTACAAGTGACCGGTTTCGGAAGGCATTGTTGAATTCTGAGCGTGCAGCCGCCAGCGAGATGATCCGAGTTTATGGAAATATTTGGAAAGAAATTAATACTCAGATCAGAGAAATTGGCCGGGATTATTACGCAAATCAGGCAGCTGGAATAGCAACTGATAAAGTCTGGCTGCAACAGCTTGGCAGGTTGAAATTGCTTAGAAAACAAGTTGAATCTGAACTGGCAAGGTTTGCAAAGTACGCAGAAGATAAGGTGATATCTGAGCAAGCGGCAGCGGTAAGAAGCGCTCAAGAGCATGCTGAGAAGCTTATACGAACTGGACTAGGATTGCCTCTACAGGGACCAGCCATTCTTCCTGGTGAAGTGCGCCTGGTGTTCAATCGTTTGCCTGCTCAACCAATAAAGGAATTAATTGGATTCATGCAGGATGGCTCACCATTGAAAGAATTATTCGATGGGCTCCCAAATGACGGTGGCAAAATTGTGGAAGAAGGTCTCATCCAGGGTCTGGCATTAGGCTTGAGCCCTGCTCGAATTGCCAATAATATTCGTCAGGGTTTAGGGGGGAATTTAGTGCGTGCATTGACTATTGCCAGAACAGAAGTGCTTCGCTCTTACCGCGAAGCCAGCCGGTTGACTTACAAAGAAAATGAAGATATTGTTGCTGGGTGGATATGGCGAAGCGCAAGGAACACAAGAACCTGCGCATGCTGTTGGGCAATGGATGGAACAGAACACAGTTTGGACGAGCGGCTTGATGATCATCCTAATGGACGGTGTTTTATGGTTCCAAAAACCAGGACATGGGCTGAAATTGGAAATAAGCTTGGCGTGAATCTTTCTGAATTGGATAACATGATGCCGGCTTTTAAAAATCCGGTTTCTGGAATTGAAGCATTTAACCTCTTGCCTGAAACCGAAAAATTAGAAGTTTTAGGGCCGGCCAAATTTGCGGCTTATCAGGATGGCAAGATCCAATTAAAAGATTTAGTTGGAAGGCGGTTTAACCAACGATGGGGCTCCATGCGTTATGAAAAAAGTCTGGTAAAGATATTAGGTTCTGGTTCAAAAGGTTTTGTTGCTGTCGCGCACCAGAAAAAGCCAAATGTATATATTTCTGCAGGAAAGCCGGTTAGTGACGCGATAAAGGTGCCAACTGGAAAACTTGAGAAAAGCACCCGCAAAATACTGAGTATCATCGATAATATCCATGGTGATGGGCAGTTACCCCTGTTGTCATTGAAAGGAAAGAAATCGGCACCTTTTTATGGTTGTTACAGTTTTTATTCAAATACTGGTGATCCTGCGGGGATAACAATTAATTACAGTGGATCCCACATTGAATTAACAATGGCGCATGAGATTGGTCATTACTTGGACCATTGGGGGATCGGTAGGCAAGCTGAATTCGCATCTTTGTCTGATTCTCTTATGGATGAGTGGAGAAAAGCAGTTGATCAAAGTGATGCTATAATGACGCTAAATGGTTATAGAAATGTGAATTCTATTGGATCTTCATTTATCAACCAGGGGCATGTTAGTTATTTGCTTACCAGGCAAGAACAGTTTGCTAGAAGCTATGCCCAGTATATTGCTGTAAAAAGTAAAGATCAAGGTCTTTTGGATCAGCTTGATGGTATTCGAAATGATCAAAATGACATTTACCGGTTTCGACAATGGCAAGAGCAAGATTTTGAACCCATCAAGGTTGCTTTTGATAATTTGTTTTTGAAGTTGGGGTGGATGAAATGAAAACTTATAGCGATAGTGAGAAAGAAGCTATTAAACAAAAAGCCCTTGAATTGATGAAAAGCGGTAGAGCTAATCAAGAATTCAAGGGTTTGAGTGACGAAGAAGCCATGGTGTTGATTCTTCCTTCTGTTGGATTCAATGATCAAGAAGCCAGGTTTATTTTGGCTAGGGCAAGAGGAGAATTGTCGGATACATCAGAAGATGAAGATGGTAATGCCATTTCAAATCTATATTGAACAGGATTCTAAATATGCTATAATACGCATGTACAAATAAATACAGCGGTATTTTAACCGGAATCCGCCCGGCACTCTCAATTCGAGGGTCGCCGGGTTTTTTGTTTTAACCCATTGGAAAGAGGTGAGGAATGAAATTCGAAGCATTTCTATCTGAGTTTGTCCAGCAGCTGCTTTTATATATCTTACCAATCCTCGCTGCAGCATTAGCAAGCTGGTTGATCGTGCAGGTATCGAAAGGCCTGGCTGAATTGAAAGCTGTACGTCCCGATGTGTATCGAGATTTGATGTGGGTTGCTAAAGGTGTTGTTCAAGCAGCTGAGCAGTCAGGTGCAGCCGGGTTAATCACAGATAAGAAGAAATATGCCATCAATATCGCCGAAAAGTGGCTTGCCACTAAAGGGTGGAATATTGATCTTGATTTGATCGATGCTGCAGTAGAGCAGGCCGTGTGGGATGAAATCAATAAGTACAAAGCTTTGCCGATTTCCACACTGAGCGAAGTAATCGAATAGGCCAAATGGTGCTGTGATGCCGCCCACCGCTGGCCAAAACTATAGCATGCAAACGCAGATCAATGCGCTCAAGGAAAGCATGGAAAAAGGATTCGACGAAATCAAGCGCATGATTCGCGATTTCGACGTGCGCGTGCGTGAAGTGGAAAACCGCGAAGCTGCTTGCCAGCCGGTGGTCCAGCAGCGCTTGGATGCGGCCTGGCGCAAGATTGACGAACACTCCACCCAAATCAAAGAGCAGGACGCCCGCCTGGATGCGATGAACAACCTCATCACCAAATTGGAGCAGGCCAATACTCTGCTGGTCTGGCTGTTAGGCATATTGGGCGCGGCCGTGATCGGCTGGCTGGTCACCCAGATTCTCAAAGGAATCGCGTAATGGTCTACCCACAACTGCCTTATGTGTTTGGCCCAGATATCTCCGTCTGGCAGGATGATAACTCTACTGCCCAGATGGTGGATTTTGGCGTTATGCGCCAGGCGGGCGCCACGTTTGTGGGCATCAAGGTTTCACAGTCCACCTGGATTGATCAGGACTTTGTTTACAACTGGCATAACGCCAGGTTGAAGGGCATCCCGCGCAAGGCATATCACTTTTTGGACTGGGATAAGACCGGCAAAGAACAGGCGCGCACCTTTTACGGCGCATTGAAGGATGATCCGCCCGAGTTGCTGGCGGTGTGTGACTACGAAAAGCGCACCAACGCGCCTGGCAGATCCAAAATGCTGGACACGCTTTACGACTTCATGGAAGAGCAGAAGCGGCTGTTTGATCTGCTCGATCGCCGCCCAAAGGACGCCATCTATACCGGCATTTCCTTCTGGAAAGAATTCGGAAGCACAGATTCCTATTGGGCGCGGTATTTACTGTGGCTGGCGTTCTATTCCACGATGGTGCCGGCAGCCCCCAAGCCCTGGTCTCAATGGACCTTCTGGCAGTGGGGCACGCCAGCGTGGGGCTTGAAATTTGGGGCTGAATCCAAAGATCTCGATATGAATTACTTTAGGGGTAATAAGGCGGAGTTCTGTAAATTCTTTGACCTTGAATGTGAAGAAGAACCTATTGTAGAAGAACCGAAATTTAGAAATCTCTGGGTTGATGTTGGATCTTTGAACCTGCGAACGACTCCAGGAAAAGAAAGATCAACTATCATTGGCCAGGCATTTAAAGATGCTGAGGTCGTTGTGCTTGATCGTCAAATACTGGGAGAAGACATCTGGATAAAAGTCCAAATAGAAGGATGGATGGCTCAACAATATCAGGGTTATCGATACATGCGAGATGCATGATTGGATACTGAGTATCAATTGGGTGGTCCGAGATGGACCAAAGGAGTTCAAGCGAGATGCTTTTAAAACGCTTTTTTTATTTCGATGCCGATGATGGCAAAAGTGGTGGAAACAATCAGGAGAATAATGAGACGTTTGATGCCTGGTTGGAAAAACAAGATCCATCTGTTAAGGGGTTGTATGAAAGTCATGTTGCAAACCTAAAATCTGCTTTGGAAAGCGAGCGCACCAGCAGAAAAGATGCGGAGCGACAGCTGAGAGAGCTGGCAGTTCAGGCTGGGAAAGGTAGTGAAGCAGAAAAAAAGCTGACCGAGATGGCAGATCAACTTGCTGAAGCTACACGACGGGCTGCATTTTATGAGCAAGCGCCTGGTGCTGGAATTCGTAATGTTACGGCTGCATACAAATTAGCCAATGCGGATGGATTATTTGATGGGGAAAAAGTGGATTTCAAGAAATTGCATGAAGCTTACCCAGAATTGTTTGGAGAGAATGAACCTCCCCCCGGAAATGCGGGAGAAGGTAATGAAAAGAATGGACTGCCGAAAAAAGGGATGAATCAATTCATCCGTGCTGCTGCCGGTAGAAAGTAAGTGTAACCAGGAGAAAAAGAGATGCCTTACAACTCAATTATCAATCGAACCGATGCTGAAGCGCTGATCCCTGAAGAGGTCTCACGCGAGATTATTCAAGAAGTCCCTACCAGCTCTTCAGTAATGCAACTGGCACGTAAGCTGCCAAATATGAGTCGAAAGCAGCGCAAAATGCCTGTGCTTGACGCTCTCATCAGTGCGTATTTTGTGAATGGCGACACTGGTCTTAAACAGACTTCTGAAGTCGCGTGGGCAAATAAATACGTCACCGCGGAAGAAATGGCTGTGATAGTTCCCATACCTGAAGCAGTTTTGGAAGATGAAGACTACGACATCTGGGGCGAAGTAAAACCCCGGATTATTGAGGCTTTTGGCCGTGCGTTTGATGCCGCTGTGGTTTTAGGAACGAATATTCCTGCCGCTTGGGTAATTGATATGGGTAACCATTCTGGTCTATTGGATGGTTGTACAGATGCCAGTCATGTGTTAGATCTTTCAAATGAATTGGCCGCCGGAAAGGATATGTTTGATGTCATTCTAGGTGAAGGCGGTTTACTTTCATTTGTGGAAGAAGATGGATATGAAATCAATGGCCATGTTGCTTCTTTGAAAATGAAAGCAAAACTCCGCGGAGTGCGGGCGAAAGTATTCAATGGTGTGGATTCAATGGTGCCAGCTGGTGAACCTATCTTCGTGCGGTCAATGCAAGAAAGTGGCCGTTATGAATTGGATGGCGTTTCGATTCTGTTCCCGAAGAATGGGGCGATCCCCGCTGATTCTTTGTTGCAGGTTAGTGGCGATTGGAACCAGTTAGTTTATTCAATTCGCACTGATGTTACCTACAAAATTCTGACTGAAGCGGTCATCCAGGACAATACCGGGGCGATTATTTACAACTTGGCTCAGCAGGATATGGTAGCTTTGCGGGCTGTGATGCGTCTTGGCGTTGCCTTGCCAAATCCCATCAATGCCGTTAATCAGGATGCTGCAACCCGATTCCCCTTCAGTGCTTTGGTGCCGTAATCTGATTTGTTGATAGAGGGAGATTGATATGGCGGCAGCAGCAGATTTGATTCCACGCTTCAGGCGTATGATTGCAGAACCCACTCAGGATGTGTATTCAGATGTGGTCTTGATTGAAGTTATTGAAAGTCATCCTTCTCAGGATCCTTCTGGGAGTTTTCCGGAATATGCTGATTGGGAACCTTCCTATGACCTAAATGCTGCTGCCGCTGAAATATGGTCTGAAAAAGCGGCTGCCCTGGCATCTAATTTTGATTTCTCAGCGGATGGATCCAATTTCAGCCGCAGTCAAGCGTATCAACAAGCTATAGCGCAAGCAAGACATTTCAGTGCTCGCCGAAAGCCTTCCACAATTCGCCTTCAGATGGCCCCTCGACCTGAGGTAGAAGATGTTGACTGAAGAAGAGTTATCTCAGATTCAGATTGATATTATTGCAAGCTTTCCAGAAACCTGTGAAATTTACCATCAAGTTTTCATCTCTGATGGAGCAGGAGGGGAAAAAAGCGACTGGTCAATTTCAAATACTACGAAAGGGCGGATTGGTCCAGTAGGCAGAGACCCTGTTGAAAGAGTATTAGCAGAAAAGGTTTCCAATTCTCAGCCTTATGTCATCACGATGCCTGCTGGAACAGTGGTTTCTGAAACTGATCAGATCCAGATTGGTGGAAGGGTTTTTGAAGTAGTGGGCGTTATTCAAAGAAGTCTGGAAACAGCGAGACGCGTTATTTGTAAAGAGGTCAGATGAAACCAGGTTATCGAATTGTTTACAACCGCTTTCCAAAGATTGCAGCCCAATTTCCGGCAGCTACTGAAGCAATTGTAAAGAAGACTACCTTGGAAATTGAAAAGATCTCTAAAGAAAGTATGGAGGACCCCAAAAGTGGTCGGCTTTACCCACGTGGAAAGAAAACACACCGTGCCAGTGCGCCGGGTGAACCGCCAGCGGTAGATAGCGGAAATCTGGCAAACTCTATTCAGTCCGAGGTTTCAATGCTTTCGAATGGTCCAAGAGGAGCGGTGTTCACAAATACTGAGTATGCGGTGGGGCTGGAATTTGGAACCCGTAAGATGGCAGCCCGTCCATTCATGAAACCAGCAGCTGACAGAATGCGACCGGTGTACTTAGCTGCTTTAAAGAAAATCGAGGAATCATTGAAATGAGCACATTCTTAAATCGGGAGCAGGCGCAAAAACAAAATGAACACAATCTTGAAGAACAAATCAATGCTTTGAGTGCTGAAAATGAAGTTCTTCACGAAATGTTGGGCAACTATGCTGCAAAGGTGGCCAAACTTGAAGTAGAAATACTTCTTTTGCACTCTAGGGAAGAAGGTGTCAATGGCGGAAATCAACCAGATTGAGCGCTGGATTTTTGAAATTCTTTCAGCCGATTCAGCTCTGACTCAACTGAGTAAAGGAGTGCATGCTCACCCAGCTGATCAGAATGCTGAATATCCATTTGTGTCTTTCCAGTACCAAGGCGGTTTTGATCTTAATGGCGTAGGTGCCAGACGAATTTATGTGAACGCACTTTACTTGGTAAGAGTGATTGGAAAGAATTGTGGAATTGAGGATCTCAAATTGGTGGCTGACCGCATTGATAGTCTACTTACCGCGCAGAAAGAAGGAAATATTGTCTGTTTCCGGGAGCAACCATTTTCCATGGTTGAAGCAGAAGATGGAATCAGATACTCCCACCTGGGAGGTTTGTACCGGTTTTATGTAAGTTAAGGAGCCAAAGATGGCAGAACGATCTAGTATTTTTCAAACTGTGCAAATTGGTGTGGAAGTCAACCATGGTGTAGCCGTACCGGCGAATCGCAAGCTGCAATCCGTTGGTCTTTCCACTGCGATGAAAACTGATATCAAAAAATTCCGGCCGGCTGGCAGTAAGTTTCCAACAATTACTGCGCTTGGAAAAGAATGGGTGGAACACAGTCTCAGCGGCCAGTTAACTTACACCGAGATTTTGTATCTCTTTGCTTCGATTTTCGGTCTTGATGCTGGCCAACCAACAGATAATCTTGATGGATCTTATACCTGGTTATTTTCACCAAAAGCGAACCAGGCAGATAACTTTGTTACCTTTACGATTGAACAAGGTGGAAGTGTTCGAAGCCAGCGATCTACATACGGTCTGGTAAAAGACCTGACTTTGAATTTCAGTCGTGATGAAGCTACGGTTGAGGGTGGCGCATTGGCTCAAGCGCTAGAAGACAATGTTGTAATGACAGGAGCGCCTTCAGCTATTGACCTTGTACCTGTGCTCCCAACACATATTTGTATATACCTGTCAGATACATTTGCAGGTCTTGACGCGGCAGACCCACTTCAGCGTGTTCTATCCTGTTCTTATTCAATGGCAGATCGTTTTGGGGCGATTTGGCCTATGAATAGAAACTTGAATTCATTTGGCGCTGTAGTGGAAACCGAACCAAAACCACAATTAAAGCTTAAGATGGAAGCCGATGCTGAAGGTATGGCTTTATTGAATTCCATGCGAAGCGGTTCCACTAAATTCCTTCGTATCGAAGCTGTCGGAGATGAGATCGCTGTTGGAGTACCTTATGAATTGATTATTGATACTGCAGTGCAGGTGGAAGAGCCAGGAGAATTTGAGGATGCTGATGGACTTTATGCAATAGAGTGGACTTTTACCGCGATTCAAGATAGTGCATGGAATAAAGCAACTCAATTATCTGTGACCAATTCCATTTCAACTCTGTAGGAGAAACTATGAGCATTCGAATTTCTGATCTTGTCCAAGAAGAACGGACAATCACCATCATGGTTGGTGACGAGGAATTGAGTGTTACTTACCGGCCAAAGGCTTATACACCGGTAGTGGAAGATCAAATGCAATCTTTGATTGAAAGCAATCGCCCGGGAAATGGTCTCGCACAGATGCTTTCTCACATCTTGATCAGTTGGGATGTGGTGGATGAGACTAACAAACCATTAGAGATGACCTTTGAAAACTTAAGGAAATTTCCGGTTTCATTATTGACTTTAATCACCCAGGAAATTAACAAGGATAACCGTGCTGGAGATGAAGACCGAAAAAACTCAGGCGGTGGCTCGCGTCGCGGGGGGAAACAGGGCAGCGCCCGGGCTGGTTCCTTCTGATGCGGGCTGCGCAGATCATGCATGTGCCACCATGGGAGTTAATGAAACAACCAACCTGTTTCATGGATTGGGCATTAGAGATGAATGCGGCAATGATTGAAGCAGAGACTGCAGCAAAGCCGAGAAAAAAATAAAAAAGTAGTCTCTGACTGATATCAGGTGAAAGTATGGCGATAACAGTTGCAAAATTGTTAGTTGAAATTGGAGCCAATATTGATCAGGCTCTGACTGGCATGGAAAAGGCCGGACAGAGTTTAATGGATGTTGGCACCAGCGCAAAGCGAGCAGGAGCAGAGCTTACTGCTACTTTCACTTTGCCCCTGGGAATTGCCGGGCGCCAGGCTCTCAATTTAACTGAAAATTATGACCGAGCCATGGGTGTGCTGTGCGAAACCAGTGGTGCAACCGCGGAAGAGATGGGATTGCTCCAACAGAAGGCTAAAGAGTTGGGGGCTGACCTAACCCTCCCGGGCACAAGTGCTGCTGATGCAGCAGAAGCAATGTTGGAATTGGCTAAAAGCGGCATGGAAATCAATAGTGTGTTATCAGCCTCCAAAGGAGTTTTACAGATGAGCGCCGCTGGCCAAATCAGCAATGCGAGAGCGGCAGAGATCACAAGTAATGCCTTAAATGCTTTTCACTTAGAAGGAAATCAGGCTGTTAAGGTTGCTGATCTGTTAGCTGCAGGGGCTAATGCCAGTAGTGCTGAAATTCAAGATATGGCAGATGCTTTGCAGATGGCAAGCGCTGTATACTCAGCAGCGGGTGTTCCTATTGAAGATCTTACAACCTTGATTGCTGAAATGGCAAATGCTGGTATCAAGGGTAGTGATGCAGGGACCAGCCTGAAGCAAATGATGTTGAGCCTGCAAGCCCCTACAGCAAAAGCAGCAAATTTGATGAAAGATCTTGGGATCAATATTTATGATTCTCAAGGCAGCATGTTGCCCATGGAAAAGATAATTGGGCAATTTGCTACCAGTTTGTCTGGCCTTACACAAGAACAACGCAATGCTGCGCTTGCTACGATATTTGGAAGTGATGCTGTAAGGGCTGCTAATGTGGTTTTGATGAGTGGTGCAGACGCGTTTATTACAATGCGATCAGCAGTATCTAAACAAGGCGCTGCTGCTAATCTGGCAGCGGCTCAAATGAATGGATTAAGTGGAGCTTTTGAGAACTTACGCAGTGCTGGCGAAACTACTATGCTGGCAGCAATAGAGCCTTTTCGAGAAGATATCATCAACCTGACTGGTTCAATAACAGAAACAATTAATACTTTTAGCGAATTGGATGAATCTACTCAAAAGATTATTGTTGGGTTTTTGGCTGCTGCAGCTGCGGCTGGACCAATGTTAATCGTGTTTGGTCAAATGGCCAGTGGCGCGGGTTTCTTAATGACCACGTTGGGCAATTTACCTGGTTTATTATCTCAGGTGGTTTTTGGATTTCAAGCCATGGCAGTTGGGGCCGGCACAGTGGCTGAAGTGGCGACCATGAGCTTTGGGGGATTTGTAGCTGCTGCTCTACCGGCAATTGCTGCAATTGCAGCCGTTGGAATTGCTTACAAGAAATTGATTGCAGATGTAGTGGAGTCTGGAAAAGAAGCAACAGAATCTGCATGGTCAGATTTCTTCCAAAAACAAGTTGATTCTGGAAAAAGTGCGGTTGAAATTGCCAATGAATACAGAGCTGCTCAACAGCGAGTTCAACAAACACTTGATGAAGCCAATCCAGTTGCACGGATGTTTATCAAAAACCAGGCTGGACTTGCTGATGCATCCAAACAGGCAACTGAAGCGATTTTAATCAGTTCTTCCTCATATACTGAGTATGCTTCAGCAATGAGTATGGCTGGCTTGGCAAATGAGCGTCTAGCTGAAAGTGAATGGAAAAAAGCTAGAGAGGTCGGTACTTCAGCCCAGCAGATAGAGGCCGGGCTTGGACTGAATGAAGATTACCGCGCTATTGTTGAGGCTTTGGGTGAAACAACAGGGCAAACTACTGACCAATTCAGTGGATTTAATGATGAGCTTGGTGAAGCCAATCAGAAAACCGGAGAATTGATTTCTGCTCAACTAAGTTTGCAGGAAGAATTGAAGAATGCTTCGGGCGCAGATTATGCCAGAATGGCCCTTGATTCGCTGAAAACGAAGATCGAAGAAACTGGGGACCCTACTGGTGCGCTTACAGTTAAATATCAAGAATTGGGGAAACAATTTGGCTTGATGAATGATGCTTCAATCGTGGCAGCAGATAACTGGGACATTGTTAATGCTGCAATAGAAGGTGGGATCATTCCAATTGAAAAAGCAAGAGAAGCCATTAATTATTTCCGGGCAGACGCTGCTGATGGCTCTATCGATATAGATGCATTCCTTCAGAAATTTGCGATATCTCCTGACCAGGTTCAACCATTTCTTGAAAGCATTGGTGGGCTTGAAACTGGCGTACAGAATATTACAACCAACCTGGCTTCTTTAGAATCTGAAGGGATTGGTCATGTCAACAATACTGGTAAGAGCTTTGAAGAGTTGGATACCACTATTCAAAATTCAGCCAACAATGTTCAAACCCAGTTCATTCAACCGGTCACACAGGACTTGAGCACATTGGCAACGAAGACAATGCCCGGATTGACAGAAAAAATTGCGGCTCACTTCGATTCAATCCGAGATGCAGCAGAAAAAGCAGCGGGAAAGGTTGGCGCTATCCATGCGGCTGCAAAAACACTGAAAGATTGGGCTGATAAAAATACAATTGATATCTTTGTCAATATTCACCAGTCAGGATCTATTCCTTCGATACCTCAACCATCAGGCGAAGCTATTGGCGGCTCAGTATTTGCTGGGCGTCCATACATTGTTGGCGAGCGAGGTCCAGAACCCTTCTTCCCTGCAATCAATGGTCGAATTTTAAGCAATCAGGAAGCCAGAGAAGCCCTTGTAGGTGGTAGAAGTAGTGGAAATCAATATAACATCACAATTCAGGGTGGAGACGGGGAATCAACCGCAGTTCATTTGGTGCGCGAATTGAAACGCCTGGAGGTTCTACATGCTTGAAGATGTCATGTGGCTTGATTCCTCAGGTAGTTCTACAGATTTACATAATGGTCAGGATCTATTTATCCTTGAGGGGAGCGCCGGCCTGGATATGCCTGAATTTAAATTTGTGACTGATGATTTCCCTACCTCAGATGGTGGTGAAGTCCGAATGGTGAAAGCGGCTGGCAGGGATGTTCATATCCATTTACTGGTGAAGTGTTCTAGTAGATCGTTGCTTAGGGAGAAAATAAGAAGTCTTTCCAGAGTAATGAATCCCAAATTGGGAAATGGCCGGCTGCGAGTGACTTCTGCAGATGGTAAACAAAGAGATTTAATTTGCCGATATGTCCGCGGGCTTGAAGATGAAGATACAGGTTTTTCCTGGCGAGAAGTAGTATTGGTTTTTCGGGCTTGGAAGCCTTTTTGGCAATCCGTAAGTGAACGTGTGACTACTTTCGTTTCAGGTGGTGCTGTCCCATTCTTTCCAATCTTTCCTTTAGTCTTATCGAATTCAGCAGTGTTTTCTTCACGCAGCTTGGAAAATCAGGGCGATACCGAATGCTGGCCGGTGTGGACAGTGTATGGTCCAGGTGAAAATTTAAAAGTAGTTAACTTCACAACTAGTCAGGAATTGGAAGTCAGTATTACCCTTAATCAAGAGGACACTTTAGAGATTGATACTCGACCGGGATTCAAGGCAGTAAAAATGGGTGATGGCAGTAATCAATTCTATAGACTTAGCCCCGAGTCCGTTTTATGGCCATTACAAAGAGGCGAAAACCAGGTGCAAATTGAATTGAGCAATACCAATGAGTCTAGCAAGGTGATTGTTCATTATGTTGAACGTTTCCTGGCTGCGTAGGTGAATATGGCTAATTATGAATTATTTGTTCTTGATAATACTGGTCAAAGAGTGGGACAGATTGATGATTTTACTCGATTAGATCTTGTTATTCGGTTTAATGATGTTGGAAAGTTTTTGTTGACACTGCCGGCAGAAAGCGAAATCTCGAATCTAATCACATGGAAAGGTAGTATTCAAATTCGAAGAAATGGAATTCACCTGATAACAGGTCTGGTAAGGCGTTTTGAAAGAAATCAGGATGACTCAAGGAATGAGATGCTGGTAGGTGGGCCTGACGAAAATGCGTTTCTTTCAGACCGCATAGTCTATCCGGCACCAGATGGAAATTTCACAAGCCAGGCGCATGATTCTGCATCAGGTCCGCTAGAAACAGTCCTAAAACATTTTGTAAATAATAATCTTGGGCCAGGAGCGCTTCCAACCCGCCAATTGCTGAGCATCCAGGTGGATTTAGCAAGGGGAAATTATGTTGAGAGAAATGGGCGATTCCAGAATCTTTTAGAGTTTTTACAAGAAACCGTTCTGCAAAGTAGTGATGAATTGGGCTTTCAGGTGAGAAACCGAGTTTTTGAAGTGTTTTTGCCATCTGATAAACGAGGTGAGATTGTCTTTTCACTTGGACTTGGCACGATGCTTGAATTTGATTACACCCTTGAATCTGCGAAAGCTAATGCAGTTATTTGTGGTGCATCAGGCGAATTGACTTCTAGAATTGTGCGGGAAGTGTCGTGGGTTCAGAGCGTTAATCAATTTGGTAGAATTGAAAGTTTTCGAGATCGACGAGACACTGACCAGGAAGATGAAATTCAACAAACTTTAAATGAGGAACTTGCGAAAAACTCCGAACGATTTTCTCTGCAATTTAAAATTGCAGAATTAGAAGGATTGAAAGCTTTTGATCATTGGAACATTGGAGATCTTGTTACTGTGATGATTGATGGGCAACGTATTGAACAGGCGATCCGGGAGATTAATGTCAAAGTCGACCAGAAAAATGGTGAAATGATCATCCCTGTGGTAGGTACACCTGGAATGGGAGAGATGAATTTTATGAGCGGACTTTTTGAGAGGATGCGAGATATTCGCCGGCGAGTCGATCACCTGGAGGTGATAGTATGACAAAGCGTTTCTTCCCTTTTGATGGAGTGCCATTGTATGAATCTGATTGGTCCAGTATGGCACGATATTGGCGTGATTCTGGTGTGATTTCTGGAGTCCTAAATGAACTTGAAGTTTATGCAGATAGCACAGGAATGCAGGTAAAAGTTAAACCAGGTCGAGCTTGGATTCAGGGTCATTTTTTTGAATCGGATTCTGAAGAGGTATTATCAATATCTGAAGCAGACCTGTTATTGGATCGAATCGATAGAGTTGTGCTAAGGTTGGATTGGACATTGAATAGCATTGATTTTCTGATTCTTGAAGGTACTCCAGCTGCCAGTCCAACTGCTTCCGATTTGACTCAGACTTCATCAATATGGGAAATTCCTTTAGCCAAAATCAGTGTCATTGGCGGAGCAAACACTATTAATTCAGTAGATATTATTGATGAACGTGTCATTTCAAGGTCTGTTGATGAAATTAAAACCGAGCTTGATTCTACAAAGTATTTTGGATTGACAGTAGTCTTAGGGGATGGGGTTTTGCCTGTTCCCATAAACTCTTATCTTGGCTGGGTAGAAATACCATTTTCTTGCACAATTCAGTCTGTTAGACTTTGGTCTGATGTAGCTGGATCAATCACAATTGATATTAGGAAGGCTTCCAGTTTGGGTGGATCTTGGGCTTCTATTTGTGGTGGTTCAAAAGCGGTAATTTCGAGTTCTACCGTCGCTACTCCAAATATTGCTGCATGGACAAAGTTACTAAATGCGGGAGATTGGATTTCATTCTTTCCTGAATCAGTTACTAATATTAAAAAGCTGATGCTTTCAATTCGTGGGATTAAAAACTAATGGCAATCGATATTGTCCTTCTTGATACACGTTCTTCAGGTACCACTGGTACATGGTCTTCCACGGTGAATATTCCTGTTGGCAAAACGCCCGCTTGCCTTCTCCTTTTCCTCTTCAATAAAAGCGGATTGGGAGGGGTCAATTATGTGCGATTTGGGGGCGTTAACCCTGATACATTAAAGTATTATTCTGGAAGTAACGTAGGATTTGGGGTATATGGTAGAAAAGATCTTACACCTGGAGATTATTTGGTTGAAGTGAATGCCACTGGAGAAAATCGAGGGATTATTCTCGGAATATGGGAAGCTATAGGCTGGAACACTGATAGTGCAAGCCAATACGTTAGCCAATTGCCAAGTCCAGGAAACCTTTCTTTTAATCCCACTTTAGCTGCAGGACTTTTATTTGTAGAATTTTACAAGCAAAATGCGGGTACAAATAACGCTCAAACAGCTGGACAAACGCTTCTTTCTCATCTGACTGGTACAGGTTATGAAGGTGGAGCGGCGTATAAAAAAGGAGGAGGACCTTATACTTGGACTACCTACGTTTATGAAGAATACCTTTTCGGACTTGAATTTCTCCCTGTGCCAGCCGGCAACTTTCAACCTATTTGGATTTTGTAGGAGGTAAAAATGGCAAAACTATTAGGTTCCGAGTATGAAAAACTCAGTCTATTATCTCAGAACGGACAATTTCTGGGCATCATTAAAATCGCTCTAGTTAAAGCGGTTCGTGAAAAACTAACATGGACCGTTAAGAGTGGGCAATACCAGAGCGAAGATCAGAAAGTCCACCAACAAATGTACGCAAAGGTTACTCTTAATGATCTGGATAACCAGGCTCGGCGCTGGGCGAACGTCTTGGCTTCCTGGGATGAATACATCAACACGGTTGATTGTGAAGAGAATCCAGATGGCAGCCTGGTGTTTTTTAATTTCAATGAAAATGGTGCCCTGGATTACACGATCAGAACTTCACTCTGGGGTGTGTTGAGTAATTTATAAGCGCCAGTTATCTGCAGGAGATGCTCGCTGGTGGGCAGCTTTTACATCAAAATCAGCAAGAGCCAAGTAATGCTTGACCATAGAAAGTGAACTGTGTCCAAGCATTCTTTGAAGAGTGAAAATATCTCCTGAATTTCTTAAATACTGTATTGCAAACGTGTGCCTGAATCGATGCGGGTGCACGTTTTTTACACCTGCTCTCTTTCCAATATTCACCAAAAAATGGCGTATTGAATTTTTATTCATAGGCACACCGGTCGAAGATAAGAAAACTGGGTCAGTTGGCTTTGCATCTTTTCGAGTAGAAAGATATTTCCAAATTGCTTTAAGAGATGAATTTCCCAGGAATATCACTCTGGATTTTGTTTTTCTACCAGTACTGAATGGTTTGACAAACACTTCTCCATTCTCAAGGTTGACGTCTTGAATACTGAGCCTCGCAAGCTCTGAAACCCTAAGCCCTGTATCCAAAAGCATAAGAATAATGGCTTGATCTCGTTGAGAAGTTGGCCGCGGCATTGTAAATTTCTTCCTGTTTTTTGTTTCTGCCAGGCTTGTGCGGCTGCAAGCATTTAATAATTTCCGAATCTCTCCTTCAGAAAACGGGGTGATTTCTGCAGGCTTATATTTTGGCCGGGCCAGGTCATTGTCTACTCTGGGAAGTTGCAGATCAGTATTCATCCAGCGATTAAATGTGCGGATTGCTTTCCAGTGATTTTCAATTGTGGAAGGAGAAAGATTCTGATCCTGTAAGCCTATCAGGAAGAACCTTAATTGATTCCGGTTCATTTCACTCAATTCAATATCCCCAATAGCTTTGACTAGATTATTCAAACAGTATGAATAGAGCTCAACGGTTGAAATGGCATACCCTTCTGCACGCAAGAAGATCTCAAATCCCATAATAGCTTTAGACAACTCCATTTTGACCTCCAATCTCAGACCCTTTTGGGGCTAAAATGTTATAGGTCTCTGGTAATAGGCGATTTTTTGAATCATAAAACCACAGACCTCTTACAGGCTTTTTCATTGACTGTAAGAGGTCTGTGGTCTTGTAAGGTCGGGGCGAGAGGATTCGAACCTCCGGCCTCTTGCACCCCATGCAAGCGCGCTAAACCGGACTGCGCCACGCCCCGACTATTTG